GTATCACCGTACCAATACTCGTCTATTATTATGTCACCTATCACATTAATCATAGTATAAATATTATTTTATTCTTATCATGGAGTTATTTATGTCACTTAAAAAATTGACTGATTCTATTCACAAAGAAGCCGAACAAACAAAATGGTCTAAGCTTTTAGTTTCTGGTAATATGACTGCTCACCAATATGGTCAGTATTTATATAATCAATTACAAATATATTCTGCTTTAGAAAGTAGAGCTAATAGTCTAGGTTTATTTAAAAAATATGAAATGCTTAATAATATTAAAAGAAGTGCTATTATGGGCAAAGATTCACAATTTTTTCCATATAAAACAGGTCTAGAAGAATGTACTTTAAGATATATTGATTATTGCGAAAATTTAGAAGAATACGAAGTTTTAGCTCACATATATGTTCGACACTTTGGAGATATGTATGGTGGTCAGATTATTAGTAAAAAAGTACCGATGCCTTTAGAAGAAGTACTTCAAAGTTGGACTGATCCTAATGGAGAAACTCCATGGGGTGACGAACAAGGTTGGGTTGAAATGTATAAGTTTGACAATAAAGATGAAACTATAAAATATATAAGATCTTTGTTAGATATTAAAATGGCTGATGAAGCTATTTATTGTTTTGAGTTTGCTATAGAGTTATTTCATGCATTGGAAAAACGATTTGATCTTTGAAAAACTTATAGAAACAAGTGAACGAATGAGAGATCTTATTGAGTCTCTCTCTACTACTAAACACACTCATGACTTTCCTTGGCCTGCGACTACATATTTGTCTCCTAGCATTTGGCGTAGAGCAGACTTAGATATTATTGATGCAAGAAAGGATCGTAAGTTATGGATGATGCATTTATGTGTATATCCACATACAAACGATCCTGCTCCCATCTATGGGTTTGATGTTATTGCCGGACCAAATAAAGTAACTGGAGCTTTTCATGACTTCAGTCCTATTGATCCGAATAGTCATATATTAACACAATTCAAAGAGAATGTACACAGTTTTATTCCATCAAAACAAAGAGAATTACCTGATTGGGCAAAAGCTATTTTTAGTGGTTCTATGGTTTCTGCTGGTAATATCAGAGATCCAGAAGAATTACAGAATTTATTAGACCTTGCTGTTAATAATCTTGATTACTTTATTCATAACATAGGAATGAGTACTAAACAAGATTATACAAAGGAACATAACTGGTATGCAATCAATCAAAAGAAAAATCCACATACGCCAAGAGTTATGGAAAATATGGGAGTGACTCCTGATGTCGTTAGGAAATATATAGACGAATGCTTATTTCCTGAAATAAGCTAATACTGCTCCTTCTGCTGAACCTGTATCACCAGGATTTGGTGGTATATAAAAATCATCCCATGTTTGACCAACAAGATCTGGTATTGATTTATTAAATGCTACTCCACCACTTATAACTAAATTTTTACTGGTAGTAATTTCCATTGCGTGTCTTAATATGTAAGTTACGCATTCTTCAAAAATTCCTCTTGCAGCACTTGCTATTTCTTTTTTACCTTTACCCCACCACATTCCTCGTACACCACGATGTAAGTTTATTTTAAATTTAGGCATAGGTTCATATCGCTTTAAAATATCATGTTCCATGTGCGTTCTTAATAAAGAAAATGGCGTAAATGAATGTGATAGTTCTTCAAACTTTGCTTCATCTTGTTGAGGCTTTAATCCAACACGATCTGTCATAGCAGAATAAAATAATCCAAGACTATGAGGATATTTAGATGATTTTATTTTTTTAAGTTTACCGTTTTCTGCTTTCCATATAGATGTACAATCAAACTCACCTATGCTATCAAAAACAACTATAGTAGCATGATCAAATCCGCTCTTATAAAAGGCTGCAGCATGTGATTCGTGATGACCTACATAAGTCCATTTACAACTAATATTGAGATTATTTAAATATTTACGAATATTATTTCTTTTAAACGGATTCTTTTGACCAGCTAAAAATTGTCTGATAGCTTTAAGATATGGATTTTCATACCAAACAACTAAATCAGGTTCGCCTTCTTTCTTAGCTTCTTTTACTGATTTAAGTGTATGTTTACGACCTTTACCTGAAATAATTCTAATTAATTCTTTATCTTTAAATATAGCAATAGCCCAGTCATGGCCGTTTTTTGACATACCCCATATAATCATTTTTGGCTGTTACCTTTTGCAATTCTATAATTATCTTCTACAGAATCCGGAGTAGAAACTTCTATAACAGTTCCTTCTTCTAAACATATAAGTTGATGAGGTTGAAAGGGTTCATTTCTCCAAATATCTCCTGGACCTAATCTAGATTTTTGTACTGACGCATCCTTTGTACCGATTGTAAGTAAATCAAATAAACCGTCTAATACGTACCAACTTTCGTCTTTTTCTGCGTGAAAGTGCATAGAAAACTTTGCTCCTTTATTAAACTTCATAAGCTTACCGCAATACTTATCGTTAGTAGCCCATATTAATTCGTGTCCCCAGCCTTTTTCAACAAAACCTTCAAGTCGTGTCATTACGAATCCTTTCAATAAAATTTGTAGTAGAATATCCCAATGTGTATGGTATAATTTTAATCCTAGCTAAATCATTACCAACTACATTATCTGGCATATAATCGCCACCTTTTGTAATTATATCTGGTCTTATATATTTAATTAATTCATAAGGTGTTGGATCGTCGAAGATATAAACTCGATCAACAAAACTTAAACATTCTAAAGCAAATTTTCTGTCTTCTTGATTGTTTATTGGTCTATCTATGCCTTTGAGTCTACGTACACTGTCGTCAGAATTAATTCCAACAATAAGCCTATCTCCCCAAAAGGCAGATTCTTTTAAATAATCTAAGTGACCTCGATGTAAAATGTCGAAGCATCCATTTGTAAATACTGTTTTCATTATTCTATTATACCACACTTCATAAATATTGTAAACCTTTATTATATAAATAGATACAAATTCTTTTAAAAGGACTTAATATGGCAGCTCCAGCATCAAGACAAGGATTCATCGATTATTGTCTTCGTAGACTTGGCGATCCAGTTATTGAAATAAACGTGGACGACGATCAATTAGAAGAACGAGTAGATGATGCCCTGCAAATGTATCAAGAATTTCATTCAGATGCAACCATAAAAACCTATCTAAAACATTTAGTAACACAAACTGATGTGGACAATGGTTATATACCTATTTCATCTGATATTATATATGTGTCGAGATTATTACCGATAAATTCATCCTTCGGATCATCTCGTAATTTCTTTGATATAAAATATCAGCTTATGTTAAATGACATTGCAGACATGCAAAACTTTGCAGGTGATTTAGCTTATTATGAACAGTTGCAGCAATATCTATCATTATTAGATATGAAACTAAATGGACATCCACAAGTAGAATTTGCTAGACGACAAGATAGACTTTATATACATGGATCTTTTGCTGACAAAGAAATAAAAGCAGGAGAATATGTAGTAGCTGAGATATATCAAATTGTAGATGCCGATACTTATACTTCTGTATGGGATGATATGTGGTTAAAAGAATACGCGACTGCTCTTATAAAACAACAATGGGGTGCAAACCTAATTAAATTTGAAGGAATGCAGTTACCAGGCGGAGTTTCATTAAATGGCCGTCAAATATTTGAAGATGCGTTAGGAGAGTTACAACAGCTGAAGGAACGAATCAGATTAGAACATGAACTTCCCCCTAACTTTTTTGTAGGTTAATATGGCACGCAATATCTATTTCTCTGATGCAGTTAGATCTGAACAGAAACTTTATGAAAATATAATTATAGAATCTTTGAAGATGTATGGACAAGATGTCTATTATCTTCCACGAACTATTGTAAATGAGAATAGAGTATTTGGAGAAGACGTTCCGTCTAAATTTAGTAACTCTTACAAGATTGAGATGTACATTGAAAACACAGAAGGATTCGAAGGAGAAGGAGATCTCTTCACTAAGTTCGGTGTTGAGATACGAGATGAAGCTACTTTTATCGTCGCTCGCAAACGTTGGAATACTACGGTTGGTCGCGTTGATAACCAAATAGAAGGTGAAAGACCAAGAGAAGGAGATCTAATTTTTCTTCCGTTATCTAAATCTCTATTTGAAGTTATGCATGTAGAACATGAGCAGCCATTTTATCAATTAGCAAATCTACCTACATTTAAGATGCGCTGTCAACTATTTGAATATTCTGGTGAAGATCTTGATACTGATGTAACATCGATTGATGGAATAGAACAAAACAATGCATACGAATTTGATATGGTTCTATCCGGAATAACCGGTAATTTTGAAATAGGAGAACGTGTCGAACAAATATTATTAGATGGTACGATCCTAGGAGCTGAAGTGTCTAAATGGGTATCGGACACAAATACACTTTCAGTTATACATTTAGGCGGGAACGACGGAAAATTTCATTTACCGTCAACTGGTAGAGTAATTACCGGGCAAGAATCAAATGCTAGCGGTACAGTTTCATCATTCACCGAAGACAATCAACTAAGCGCTAATGAACAAAATAGTGATTTTGATGGATTAGATTTTATAGACTTTAGTGAAACGAACCCATTTGGAGATCCTGAATAATGTTTGGAAATTATTATTATCATCAGCGTATACGAAAAGCAGTTGCAACATTTGGTGCTATGTTTAATGACATATATGTTCTTCGTAAAGATTCAAGTGGCGGAGTTATTAGTACAGTAAAAGTACCGTTGTCATATGGTCCAAGATCTAAGTTTTTAGATAGAATCAGAGAATTTCCTGATCTTCAGGCAGATACAAAGGTTTCTATTAAACTTCCTAGACTTTCTTTTGAAATTACAAATATATCATACGATCCCGCAAGACAATTACCAAAAACAAATAGAACACTACAAGCGGTTCCTGATTCTATTTTATCTAGAAATAAAATTAATCAGGGTGTTCCCTATATTATTAGCTTTCAGTTAAGCGCATATGCTAAAAACCAAGACGATGCATTACAAATTGTAGAACAAGTTATACCATATTTCAATCCACAATATACATTAACAATTCAGCCATTCGATGATTTTGATAACATAAAAGAAGATGTACCTATTATATTAACCGGCGTTGTATTAAGCGATGAATACGAAGGTAGTATGGAATCACGTCGTACTATCGTTTATACTATGGATTTTGACATGCATGTTATCTTCCACGGACCAGTAACAAGTAGTGGTATTATTCGTACTGCTATTACGGATGTATTAAATCAAGGCGCTGGCCTAAATGATTCAGACATTCCTTTAGAAAGAATAACAGTAACACCTAATCCGGCTAGTGCAAGTCCGGATAGTGATTTTGGATTTAACACAGATATTGTAGGAATTGACAGTGCGTTATGATGGATTCAAACACAGCAGCAAATGACTTTGAGTATGCTAGACAGATATATCACGATCTGTTAGCAAAAGGATCTGAGTCAATGGAAGAGATGATGGAAGTTGCAAGAGCAACTGAACATCCACGTGCCTTTGAAGTTTTGTCTAATATGATGAAAAACATAGCAGACATTAACGGTAATCTTATGGATATGCATAAGAAGAAAAAAGATTTTGATCAGAAAGAACAGAAGGCTTTGCCGCAAGGGCAAACCACTAATAATGTTTTCGTTGGATCTACTGCAGATTTACAACGTATGTTACAAGATGAAATGATTGATGTTACTCCAAAAGAATGATACATATCTCGGAAATCCTAATGTAAAACGAGACGGTATTGTCACTCAATGGACAAATGATGAAGTCCTTGAGTATGCTCGTTGCATGAAAGATCCTTCATACTTTGCTACGACTTATTGTAAGATTATATCTCTTGACGAAGGTTTAGTTCCTTTCGAACTATATCCATATCAAGAAAAAATGTTTGATGCGTTTAATACAAACCGATTTAATATTGTATTGGCATGTAGACAATCAGGAAAATCTATATCTTCTGTTGCATATCTTCTATGGTATGCTTTATTTCATACAGAAAAAACTATTGCTGTAATGGCAAACAAAGGTGCTACGGCTCGTGAAATGCTTGGTCGTATTACTCTTATGCTAGAAAATCTACCTTTTTTCTTGCAGCCTGGTTGTAAGGCTTTGAATAAGGGTTCGATTGAGTTTTCAAATAATTCACGAATTGTTGCGGCTGCAACGTCAGGTTCCTCGATTCGAGGTATGTCTGTATCGTTATTGTATTTAGACGAGTTTGCATTTGTGGAAAATGCTGCTGAGTTTTATACGTCGACATATCCAGTTATCTCATCTGGTACAAATACTAAAATTATTATTACATCTACTGCAAATGGTATCGGTAATGTATTTCATAAAATATGGGAAGGTGCTTCTCAAGGAATAAATGAGTTTAAACCTTTTCGTGTAGATTGGTGGGATGTGCCTGGCCGTGACGAGGACTGGAAAACCCAGACAATAGCGAATACGTCTCAGCTACAATTTGACCAAGAGTTTGGAAATACATTTTTTGGTACCGGTGATACGTTAATTAATGCCGAAACTTTATTAAAGCTTCGAGCGAAAAATCCTCTACGTTATCTTGAAGGCGGAGACCTTAAGATATACGAAGAAACACAACAAGGACACGAGTACGTCATGTTAGTAGACGTATCGAAAGGAAGAGGACAGGATTATTCTACTTTTAATGTGATCGATATTAGCTCTAGGCCTTTTAAACAGGTTGCTGTTTATCGCAATAACCTTATCTCTCCATTACTCTTCCCTAATATTATATATAAGTGGGCCGTTTCTTATAATAAAGCATATGTTGTAATTGAGTCAAATGATCAAGGTTCTCTTGTGACAAATGGTCTCTATCATGATTTAGAATACGAAAATATGCATGTTGAGTCTGCAATCAAAGCAAATGCTCTTGGTATTGAGATGACACGTAAAGTAAAAAGGCTTGGCTGTTCCTCGTTTAAAGATATATTAGAAAATAATAAACTAGAAGTATGTGATGATGACACTATTTTAGAAATATCTACGTTTGTAGCAAAGGGCGTATCATATGAAGCATCTCCAGGAAATCATGACGATTTAGTTATGAATTTTGTCATGTTAGGATATTTTATATCAACTCAATATTTTTCTGACATGACAGATATTAATTTAAAAGAGATGATGTTTAAGCAAAAAATGAAAGAAATAGAAGATGATGTTGTTCCGTTTGGATATATTGATGACGGTTTACCAGCACAGAATAACAGAGAAGAAGAAGGTGTGCCATGGGCCATAGAATATTTGCCAGATATTTAAATATTATAAATAACAGTAATTGAACAACTTCGTATTATGGACCCGCATATAATTTAAAATTTTCGAGAGGAAAAAATCATGGCATTTTCAGAATCTCCGGCAATTACGGTAAGAGAGGTCGACGCATCTGGTGTGGTGCCAGCAGTTTCTTCTTCTACTGGCGCTCTTGTCGGTAATTTCAGATGGGGCCCTGTGGATAAAGCTACTTTGATTTCTAATGAAGGAGAATTAGCTGAGACCTTTGGGACACCTACATCTGCAAATGCTGTTGACTATCATTCAGCAGCGTACTTTCTTAAGTACACAAATGCTCTTCAAGTGGTTCGAGTATTAGGCGATAGCGATGGCTATAATGCTTATAATCATAATGAAGCAGCAAACGGATTAAATGTCAGAGTCAAAGACGCAGATGCATGGGATACTGCCCTTGCAGGATTTGATTCAGACCAACATACTTTTATAGCTAAGTGGCCAGGTGAACTGGGTAATAGCTTAAGAGTATCGCTATGTCCACAACAAGGAGCTGATTCAGCTTATAATAACTGGACATATAAAGATAACTTTGATGCTGCCCCAGGTACTTCAGCATACGCCGAAGGATTAAACGCAGTTAACGACGAACTTCACGTTGCTATCGTCGATAATGGCGGAAAGTTTACTGGAACAAAAGGAACTATTTTAGAAACGTTCCCGTTTGTATCACTAGCATCAAATGCTAAGACAGCAGACGGATCTACAAATTTTGTAAGAGACGTAATCAACAGAAAATCAGAATATATCTGGATGGCCGGGTTTGATTCTGATTATACAGTCGCAAATGCTGGTGTTGATGCTGATACTGGAAAAGATTATCAACTTTCAGCTCCAGTACTAGCCGCTAAAAACTACGACCTAGATTCAGGTGATGAATCAACAAACATGGACGTAGGAGATTACATTGCAGGCTTTGATAATTTTGAAGACAAAGATAATATCCAAGTGGATCTTATGATTGCGCCTCAAATGAATTCAAGAGCAGACACAACAACAATCGTTAATGACATGGTAAGTATTGCTCAAGGTCAGCGTAAAGATTGTGTGGTTGTTGCTTCACCTGCAAGAAGCGATATCGTCGGCGTAAATGCAACTGCTGCTAATACAAACGCAGTTACAACTGCCGCGACATTTACTTCATCATCATACTTAGTAGTTGATAATAACTATCTCAAAGTCTATGATAAATATAACGATGAGTTTATCTTTATTCCGGCAAACTCTTCAACCGCAGGTATCATGGCCGCAACCGACGTAACGGCTGCAACATGGTTCTCACCAGCTGGTCCAAGACGTGGTCAGTATCTTGGTGTGACAGGTATCGCATACTCTCCAAACAAAGCTCAGAGAGATGTACTATATCGTAACGGTGTAAACCCGATTGCGAATATTCCTGGTCAAGGGTTGTTGCTATTTGGCGATAAAACAAAACTCGCTAGACCGTCTGCATTCGATCGTATTAACGTACGACGATTGTTCTTGACTATCGAAAGAGCAATTGCTATAGCAGCTCGAAACGTAATGTTCGAATTCAATGATGAATTTACAAGAGCAGAATTCGTTGGAGTTGTAGAGCCGTTCTTACGAGACATTAAGGGTCGACGTGGTATAACAGACTTCCGTGTAATTTGTGATGAAACAAACAATACGGGTGCTGTTATAGATAGAAATGAATTCGTCGCTACGGTCCTTGTCAAACCTGCACGTTCAATCAACTTTGTTACTCTTAACTTTGTTGCCGTACGTACCGGTGTTGATTTCAGTGAAATCGCAGGCGTGTAAGGAGATAAAAAATGGCTATTTTAGGTGTAGACGATTTTAAAGCAAAACTGGCTGGTGGCGGTGCTCGCCCCAACCTATTTAAGGTAACATTAGGATTTCCAGCGTATGCTGAAGGCGATGTTGAATTAACATCTTTTATGTGTCGAACAGGACAACTTCCTGGTTCAACCATACCAGCAATGCCTGTTGCATTCCGCGGTAGACAGCTACAAATGGCTGGAGATCGTGTTTTCGAACCTTGGACAACTACTATCATTAACGATACAAACTTCACGATTCGAAACTCAATGGAACGTTGGATGAATGGGATTAATGCTCATTCACTAAATACTGGTTTAAGGAATCCAACTGAATATCAAGCAGATCTAAAAGTTGATCAGCTAGATAAAGACGAAACGGTTCTTAAAACATACAACTTTGTTGCTGCCTTCCCGACAGCAATTTCTCCAATAGATCTTGCATATGATGCTAACGATCAGATTGAAGAATTTACAGTTGAGTTTACATATCAGTACTGGACATCCAATACTACCACATAATTGAAAATTAGAAGGAGGGGCATTAGTGCCCCTCTGTATTCTATTAGGATAAACTATGGCCGACAATAACGCATTAAAAATATTTGGCTTCGAAATTCGAAGAGCAAATCAAAAACAAGAAGACAAGAAGCTGCAATCTATTGTGCCTCGTCAAGACGATGATGGCGCAGGTTACGTTACAGCATCTGGTTCGCATTATGGTCAGTATATTAATATTGATGGCGATGATTCTAAAGACAATCATCAAATGATAATGAAATACCGTGGCGTATCAACACATCCAGAGGTTGATGCAGCAATTGAAGATATTATAAATGAATCTATTTCAGCTTCAGAAGACGAATCACCAGTTTCTATTGTTCTTGACAAAGTTGAAGTATCAGATCAAATTAAAAAAGGAATTACAGAAGAGTTCGATAACGTCATATCGATGTTGGACTTTACAAATAATGGCCACGACATGTTTAAACGTTGGTATATTGATGGCCGTTTATATCATCACCTTGTTGTAAATGAATCTAATATTAAAGCAGGTATTCAGGAAATCCGTCCTATTGATTCTGCAAAGATTCGTAAAGTAAAACAAGTAAAGAAAAAGAAAGATCCGGTTACAGGAGCTAACTTAGTTGAATCGGTTGATGAATATTACATTTATCAAGAAAAGCCTGGACAACAAACGTCAGGTGTAAAATTATCACACGATTCTGTAAGTTATGTGACATCTGGCCTTTTATCGGCTGATAGAAAGAAAGTTGTATCACATTTACATAAAGCTCTGAAGCCAATTAACCAGCTTCGAATGATGGAAGACTCACTGGTTATCTACCGGCTTGCACGGGCGCCTGAGAGACGAATATTCTATATTGACGTAGGTAACTTGCCACGAGGTAAGTCTGAACAATATATGAAAGATATTATGGCTCGTTATCGTAATAAACTTGTATATGACGCAGACACAGGACAAATAAGAGATGATCGAAAACATATGTCGATGCTTGAAGATTTTTGGCTCCCACGACGAGAAGGTGGTCGAGGAACTGAGATCTCTACCTTACCAGGAGGTGAAAACCTGGGACAGATCGACGATATCATTTACTTCCAAAAGCGTTTATACCGTTCACTCAATGTACCTATAAACAGATTAGAACAAGAAGCACAATTTAGTCTAGGTCGATCTACTGAGATAAGTAGAGATGAATTAAAATTTCAGAAGTTTATTGATAGACTTCGTAAACGTTTCTCAATGTTATTCTTAGAGATTCTAAAGAAACAACTTGTAATGAAAGGTTTAATTACTGAAGAAGATTGGAATGAATGGAAAAATGATTTGGTTATTGATTACACAAGAGATAACCATTTTACAGAATTAAAAGATGCTGAACTACTAAGAGAAAGACTACAAACTCTCGATCAAGTAAGTCAATATGTGGGTGACTACTTCTCAAAAGAATGGGTTATGAAAAATGTTTTAATGTTTAATGATGATGATATTAAACAGATTTCACAACAAGATGCTGAAGAAAAACCTGATCAAGCAAATGATCAAGAAAACATTCCAGATGAAGAATAGTTTTGTTATAAATAATAGGAAATGGAGACATTATGGAAAACATTGAACAATTGATACAACAAGCTGCGGATAAAGATTATGCTGCGGCTAATACTACATTTGTAGATATTATGAATCAAAAGTTACATGATACTTTAGAACAAGAAAAAATTAAAGTGTCTGGCGAAATATATAATGGTTTAGAACCAGAAGAAGATGAACAACTAGAACTAGATTTAGATGATGCAGAAGAATCCGAAGAAGATGAAGCTACGGATGAAACTGAGTCTGAAGAGGATGAAGTAGATGTTGAAGACGAACCTGATACAGACGAATCCGATGAAGACCCTGAAGAATCTTAGGGAAGCTGTAACAAAAGAAAGAACTGTATATAAACGAAAATACATGGGTTTTAAATTAGAGATCATACAAAGGTATGAAAAGTTTGAAGCATATGTAGACGGTGAAAAATTAGACACTTATGATACTAAACGGCATGCACAAAAAATGCTTATGCAGTTTGTAAAGGAAGTAGATTAATGAAGCTTATTGCTGAATACACAGAACAAAATATTCAATGCTTGGTAGAAGCCAAGGAAGACGGTAGTAAAAATTATACTATCGAAGGCGTATTTGCACAAGCTGAACAAAAGAATAGAAATGGTCGTATTTATCCAAAGATGATTATGGAAAATGCCGTAAATAAATACGCCAAAGAACAAGTTGCAACTAAACGGGCTGTTGGTGAGTTAAATCACCCTGAAGGTCCTACTGTTAACTTGGACAAAGTTTCCCATCTCATAACTGACCTCAAAATTGAGGAAAATAATGTGATGGGTAAGGCAACTATATTGGACACTCCAATGGGTCAAATCGTAAAAGGTTTACTTGAAGGTGGTGTACAACTAGGTGTCTCAACTCGTGGTATGGGTAGCCTTGAGAAGCGTGGCGACGCCATGTATGTCAAAGATGACTTTATGCTTAATACGATTGACATCGTACAAGATCCTTCTGCTCCAGGAGCTTTTGTTAATGGAATAATGGAAGGCGTAGACTGGGTCTGGAATAATGGCATCATTGAAGCTCAAGAAATTGAAAAAATGGAGACTGAAATTAAGAAGGCTCCACGCGCTGATCTCTACGGAGTTCAGACTCGTGAGTTTAAGAATTTCCTCTCGTTACTGAAAACTAAATCTTATTAGGAGGTCAAACATGACTGATCAAGTAGAAGACCAGGAAGTTGAGCTCGAGGACGAGATCGAAATCGAAGAAGCTCACGATCCTAAAAATGCAGAGGCGCAATCAGTTGCTTCTGTAAAGGGTGCTGAAGGAAAAGGAAAGACTGCTAAAGAGCCAGGTGGCAAAGGCGGTCCGAAAGATCCAATGCAAAAGTTGCCAGGAACTAAAGCTGGTATGATTAATGCAATGTACATGAAAGCAAGCAAAATGAAAAAAGAAGAGCTTGCCGGAATGTATGCTAAACTAATGGGCGAAACTGTGGCAGAAGAAGTAGAAGCTGATGATCAACCAATCGTTGAGTATCAAGCTGACTTCTCTCAAGATCTAGACGCGTTAATCGAGTCTGAAGCTACTCTTTCAGAAGAGTTTAAAGCTAAAACAGCCGTAATTTTTGAAGCAGCTATTAAATCTAAATTATCAGAAGAAATTGATCGTTTAGAAGAAAACTATAAGACTGAACTCGACGAAGAAGTAGCAGCTACTAAAGCTGATATGGTCGAAAAAGTCGATAGCTACCTCAACTATGTG